ATTAGCTTATGCATGTAAGTATGCACATCCACCAAAAGGACTAGAGTCTAGTAAGGATGGTTGGTATAAAAAGAAACGTAAACCAAAAAGCTGGGTAACCGCTTAAGGAGGAAGAGATGCCAAAGTTCGGTAAAAGTAGCAGAAAGAGATTAGCGACTTGCGATGAGAAGTTGCAGAAGGTCTTTAATGAAGTAATCAAGTACGTTGATTGTAGCGTATTAGAAGGACACAGAAGTGAAGAAAGGCAAGAAAAACTATTCAAAGAAGGAAAGACAAAAGTACATTACCCAAATGGTAGGCATAATGCAGAGCCTAGTCGTGCTGTTGATGTTGTGCCTTACCCCGTGGACTGGAATGACCGAGAACGTTTCCACCTCTTTGCTGGGGTGGTCATTGGGTTGGCTCGTGGGATGGGCATTACTCTTCGGTGGGGAGGAGATTGGAATATGAACTTTGAGGTTGATGACAATCAATTTGACGACTTTCCACACTTTGAACTATTAAATGAATAGCATTGTACTTATTATTATTTTCAATGTTACGATACCTGTATCGTTAGAAACAGCTAATTGTTTTTTACCAAATCCAGGTAATGAGGGATATTTGTGCCATTGGGAAGAAAAAGATTTTGTTGTGAAAAATGGTAAAATGGTTTTAAGATATGATAACAAAAATGATAATTTTTTTGAAAAGATAGTTAGAAAAAGGATTAATAATGGCAAAAACAAAAAAAGCTGACGAGATAAGAAGATTATATGACATGGCTAACAATAATGTTAGGCGTCAATGGCAACTGATTAACCAAAAAGGATATGAGTTTGCTCATGATGATCAATTAACAAGTCAAGAAAAAACATCACTAGAAGACCAAGGTATGCCTACATTTACAATTAACAGGATATTGCCTGTAGTAGAGATGTTAAATTTTTATGCCACTGCAAATAATCCTAGATGGCAAGCTATTGGTATAGAAGGTAGCGACTCAGATGTTGCAGCTGTATTTTCTGATTTAGCTGATTACATATGGGCTAACTCAAATGGGAATACTTTATATACGAATGCAATTAATGATGCTGTTACTAAGAGTGTAGGCTATTTATTAGTAACCGTAGATAAAGATGCTGATAATGGCATGGGTGAGGTTGTATTACAACAACCAGAACCTTTTGATATTTACGTTGATCCTAAGTGTAGAGATATGCTATTAACTGACGCTGCTTTTGTTTTAATAAGAAAGGTATTACCAAAGAATCATCTAATGAAAATCTTTCCCGAGTTTAAGAGAAAGATTAATCAAGCAAGTAGTGACAAGCAAGCTCAGACCACTTATTCAGACAGAAGGATTGGAGAGAGAGACCAAAAATTATTTACATATAATGATGATGCTGATGGTGATTTTCCTCTTAACTCAAAAGGAGAGATGGATAGATTAGTTGAATATTTTGAATTATATGAAAAAGTAAAAGTATCTTATATTAATTTATTTTACAGAATACCTCCTGATGAACAAAAGCTTCAAGAGCTAAAACAGCAATGTGATGTTATGGTAAAAGAAATGGAAGCAGAACTTAGTGTTAAGTTTATGGAACAGCAACAACAAATGCAACAAGCTGTTCAAACTGGGAAAATGCTTCCTGAAAGATATGAGCTTGAATTAAAAAAAGCTCAAGAAATGATGGCAAAACAATTGCAATCTTTCCAAATGGAATGTATGAGCAAGTTGCAAGCTGAAGCTTCTAAGATTGAAAATACTATAGTAACTGAAAAAGAATTTAAAATATTAATAGAAGACCCATTGATATCTGAAAATATAGTTGACCAAGTTCAGTTTTATGATACTAGGGTTAAACTATGCTGTGTTGCTGGAGACAAATTACTTTATGAAAAGCTAATGCCAGATACTGTAAAGGATTATCCTATTATACCGTTTCATTTCAAATGGACAGGGACACCATTTCCTATGAGTGCAGTTGCACCTTTAATTGGGAAGCAACAAGAAATAAATAAAGCTCATCAAGTTATGGTACATAATGCATCATTAGGTAGTAGTTTAAGATGGATGTATGAAGAAGGTAGTATTGATGCAGAGATATGGGAAAAGTATTCTTCATCTCCAGGGGCTTTACTTCCTATTAGGCCAGGAGTTGAAAGACCTAATCCTGTAATGCCTGCTCCTTTATCAAATGCTTTCTTTGGGATTGTACAGCAAGGTAAACAGGATATGGAGTATTTAGCTGGAATATATAGCTCAATGATGGGAGATGCAGGTGGAGCATCAGAAACCTATAGAGGTATGTTGGCTTTAGATGAATATGGAACTAGAAGAATTAAACAATGGATGCATACTTCAATTGAGCCTGCATTAAGGCAAACAGGTAAGATTGTATTACAATATGCACAAGCAACATATACAGCAAACAAGAAATTTAGAATTATTCAACCTAGCGCTTTACAAGAAGAACAAGAAAGAGAAATCAATATACCAATGTATAATGATATGGGTAAAGCAATTGGGAAGTCTATGGATATAAGTACATTAAAGTTTGATATTCGAGTAATCTCAGGCTCTACAATGCCTGTTAATAGATGGGCATATTTAGAAGAATTAAAACAATTATTACAGATGGGTGTAGTAGACGACATAGCTGTATTAGCTGAAACTGATTTAAAGAATAAAGATAAGATTGCGCAAAGGAAATCATTATATGCGAAACTCCAAGGACAATTACAACAACTATCCGAAGCTGTTAAAGATAAAGAAGGCACTATCGAAACCCTTGAAAGACAATTGGTACAAGCTGGTATCAAGCATAAGGTCATGCAGGCAGATGTTGAGATCAATAAAAAGAAAGAAGAAGTAAAAACTGAAATTGGCAAAGACCAACTTATCAATGAGGCGAAGCAAGAGATAATGAAAGGTAAGATGTCAAATAATATGCAAGCTCAACAGCAATTAGCTCAAAATCAATTAAGAGCTCAGGAGATAGAAGCTAAAGGAGTTTTACAATCTAATAAAAATAATTTGGATAATAGTTCAAAACAATAATAAACTACAATAGTTGACAAACTAAAAAAGGAGATAAAATGAACGAATCTCAAG